TAGCACCGAATTCTTATATCTTATACCAAGCCTTAACCAAAGTCACCACGCATTCTGCGCAATGTCTCGGCTGGAAGAGCATCAAACTCCTCACTTGATAACAATGATAAATCTATTTTCTTTTCTGTTTTGCTCTCACCTTTCATTGCAGGTGGTTGAGATTCAGCAGCTTTTAATTTTTTAGTTACATTTGCTACTTGCTGGCGTTCTTTAACCTTTTTGTCTACTGTTTTAACTGCAGGAGCGTTTGATGGTTGTAAAAGTTCCGGCCTTTTGACTGCTAAAGTGTATTCAGTTGCTTTTGCTAACGAATCTGCAAGCCCATAACCTTGAGAAGCAAACGCATCTCTTAGTTCTATAACATCAGCTTGTAAATTTTCGTCAAAATCAGCGCTATTTTCGTCTAAAACAGGAAAAGTTTTAGCAATTTCATTAGCTTTCTCTACTAATTGTGTCATTTCTTGACTTTGTTGCACTGTTTGACCCATTTTTGCTTGTACTTCAAACATAAATTGGTCTTTTTCAGCTTGTCTTATCTGATTTCTTAACTCTACAGCTTTTTCGGTCTCTCCATTAAGCACTAAATCCTGATATTCAACTTCTTTTGCATTAAAATCATATTCTGGAGCATTTTCTGCGGCGGCTTTTTCAGCTGCAGTAGCTTCATCTAGCTTTTTTTGCATAACTTTGTTTTTAGCTAAAACTTCATCAAGTCTAGACTTGGGCACCATTGGCGCTTTTGGTTCTTTTACTTCATTTTGTTCGTCAAGGCTTTGCTCGCTTCCTTCAACTGCTGGAATATCTGGTTGTGGAGTTGACTCGCTGTCTTCAACCACTCCTTCTTCGCTAACTGCTTCTGTTTCAATTGTTTCTTCTTCCTCAACTTCTGGTTGTGGTTCTTCCGCAACAACTTCTTCTTCTGGAGCGGCGTCAACTTCCTGTTCGACTTCTTCATTTTCTGCTTCCTCCTCTGGAACCTCATCAAAATTTAAATCTACTTCGAATGGTTTTGCTTCGTCTTCAGAAATTCCATCTGCCCCCGGCATAACTTCCATTACAATATCTTCTTTTGTTTCTGCATTATCTTGTTTTTTACTTTTAGCCATCTTTATTACCTCCTGTAGGTTTCATGGCAGCCGTTGCAATTTTTGCTGCGGCTGTAGTTTCACTTTGATCTCTCCTTACTTGGTTAGTCATTCCTGACAACCTTTCGCGTAATTCAAGTTCTTCCCTCTTCATTTGAAGTTTGCTTTGTAATTCAGCCACCTTCATTTGTGGATCAATATTTGTTTCAGATTGAGTTTTAGCTACATTTAAAGCAGCTTCAGATTGTAATCTAGTAACTTCTGCTTCTAGTTTTGCAATCTCAAGTTGTGTTGAACGTATTTGTGCTTCCATTTGGAATTGTTGTATTTGCATTTCAGCTTCGCTAGGTGGATTCATTCCTTGTATTTCTCTTATGCGCTCTGCAATTTCTCCTTTACGCGCTAAATGTGAATACTCAACAATTAAATCATCTGGAATTGGAACTCCAACTTTCCTAAGTTCTATAGATTCAGCAAACTGAGTTTCTTCAAAGGTGTCTCTTGAAGGAGCTAATCCTATAACCACATCATATTCACCTAAAGTTAGGTTGTTAATAATCTCGCCTTCTGGTGTTACTTGATTTACAACCATAGGTTGTTTTGGTTTCATTGGATTATTTTCATCAGTAATTTGTACGACTCTTTCTTCTGTGTAATAAGTTTGAACTAAATCTAAGACTCTTTCTGCTAAATAGTGTCTAGTCTTTCTTAAATTATCTAATGGCACTTGAATCATTAGGGCGCCGCGCGTTTGTTTTTGTTGTATAGCAACACCAGAAACTTCCGCCCCATCAGTACCTAACATCGCATCACTTATGCCACTAATTTGTTTTATGTTAGCGGCAGCTTTTTGTGCAATTCTATCTAGACCGGTGGGAATCTGATTTGGCGGTATTTTACCAGGGGGAGTACTACCGCGATTAAACTCGAGTACTAAACCAGTTTCCGCACCGTGTTCTTCTAAGTCATCTGCTGTCATTCCTGTAAGAGAACCTGACTCTACAATCCAACCACTGTTAGCAGTTGTGTTAACGATATGCAGTTCTTGAGATGAAATTTTGTTTAATTGTTCCTGTGGCGAAATTAAATTACGCACCATACCAAAAGGTTTGCCCCTTCTAAAGTATGGAAAATAAGGAACTAAAGTAAAATGATTATAAGGAGACCAATCATCATGCAATACAACAGTGTCAGCGGTTACCGTCCAACGGACTTTTTTAACCATTTGTTCTGTTATATATAAACCATAATCATCTGCAAACTTTTTACGTTTGCGTTCTCCCCAGTTGTAAGGAACATGTCTTTTATCGCCAGTTACTGGGTCCACATAAAACATACATTTTTTTAATTTATAATGTTGCCTTTCTATAACTCGAATAGAACGCAAAGTTCTTGCTTCATCGGGGTCGTTTGGGTAATGAGTAGAAGCATCTTCATATTCTCCTCTTGTATCCCCATAAGTCGTATCTTCAAATTCCATAGAATCTGCACCAAGTGTAGAACCTACTTCAGCAATCATGCGTAACTTATCTGCTTTGTCTTCACCATAGACTTCTTCTATTTCGTCTAGGCTCATCCATTTACTTTCAAATATTTCATTCCAAGTTTTTGGATCATATTGTTTAGCATCTGGATCAATTAAAATATCTAATGGGTCTTTTTGTTCAATTCTAACTTCCCCATTTATATGATCAGAAAAGTCTATACGAATATCAAACCAACCCCGGTCTTGAATTAAACCATCAGAAAATACTTGACCTTCTACCCATTCTAATTTGTTGTTATCTGCAATTTGCATATACAACTTAGTAAGAACATCTGCTATTTCTTGTTGGCCAGAACCGCGAGGTTTAAATTGTACATCTGCTCTTCGCGTACTTTGTTCGCCAAGAACTGTGTTAACTGTTGGTAAGATAGTGTTGATTGTTAATGCTGGTCGACCCTGATCGTCAAGCGCTGCTATGTCAGCTTCGTCCCATTGTTCACCCCTATAAAAAGCATCACATTTTTTTGCCATGTCAATGTAATCTTCATGGCCACTGTCGCGGGCTCGTATGTAACAATCCCACTGACGTTTTGCAAGGGTTAAAGATTCAGCTTCACTTAGCTTCTTTTTTTTACTTTTGTATTCTGCCATTAAGCGCTCATTGATGATTTACGTTTGCCATCTTTTACTAAATGTTTTAATCCATCTCTCCACGACGGAACATGCTCAGGTCTTTCATAAAATGTAGCAAATTCTGTCATCATTAAACCGATCCACGCCAAGGCATCTACCTGGTCGTCATGTGTACCATTTGGAAAACGTAATAGTTCTGCAACCATCGGTCCAGTCCAAACGGCATCTTGTGGAAAGTATACCATACCTTGTTGCATTCTACCCTGGATCGCTCGCGCACGTAACTCCTTATCTCGCCTACCAACTTTTAAGTCTTTAAAGTAAGCTTCAGATAGGCCCCGTTCTCTTGTTCTTTTTTCTAGAAACGGCCCCAGGGCCATCTCAATATGACCTCTTTCTATTCCCACTATACCCGGACGCCATAGTTCGTACAAGTCTAAAATTTGTTCTACTAATTCAAAGCCATCGTACTTACCGCGAACGACGTCAACAACAAATAAATTATCGTATTCATCGACACCGACAACAATACCAACTGAGTAATCGTTCCGGTCACGCTGTCCGATCGCAAGATCCCACGCGCAGTAGTAACGAAGTTTTGAAGTATCAATTTCATCGAAGTCATAATATGCGATCATGTCGCGGTTAAAGTAATCGCCTTCGTCAGATACTGGATTCTGTTGGTATAGAGCAGACCAATCGCGCGGGCCGATGGCTTTCCTTATCTGCTCGAGAGCGTCTACATTATATCTCTCTGGGTGTAAACTTTCACCTGTTTTTCTAAAACTTTCGTCTTCTTCTGCAATGGCTGGGTAGCGAATGACTTCCCATTCATCTGCGCCTTCTTCTGCTTGGGTCAACAAGCGACCGGCCAGGTCGTCGTCGTGCCAACGCGTAAGAATTACAAGTATGCCTCCACCTGGGGACAACCTTGTATAAGCTGTGGATGTATACCAATCCCAGGTCGCATCTCTGTTATTATCAGATTCTGCATCTTCTCTGTTTTTTACTGGATCATCGATCACCATTACATGCGCACCTTTACCAGTAATACCACCACCAACACCCGCTGCTACATAACCGCCGCCTTGAGTCGTTTGCCATGATTCTACTGACTGAGAATCTTTATCCAGTCTAGATTTTTCAAACACATTTTTGTATACTGGTTCTCTAAGCAGTTGACGTACTTTTCGTGAAAAGTTCATAGCCAAAGAGCCTGAATAAGAACAACTTATAAACTCATGCTCGGGATGCCGGCCCAAGTGCCAGGCAGGGAAAGCAATACTAGCTAACGTAGATTTACCATGTCGAGGCGGCATAAAGAGCATTAATCTTGGTGATTCTTTATTCGCAACCTGTTCGCTAAATTTCTCTAGTCGTTGACAAATATCTTTGTGTACCCAACCTGCTTGATAGTCTGTATTAAATCGTTCAACAAATGGGAGTAATCTTTTACGTGCTAAGACTCTTTTCGCTAATTCTTGTTCTGCTTTTGCTTGAGCAGAAAGTTCTGCTTTTTGTAACTTCTGATCAATCAGTTTTTGGGGCTCGGGTATTGCTTCAACTTCGTCAGCTCGACAGTATACGCAAATTTCGTCAATAAGAACTAAGTTCTCCGGATAGAGCCCGCGACATCTTTTACATTCAGTCTTCGTTACTTCCATCTGGCTCCAAGTAGTTTGTATCGTTACCGGCAAGTTTTAAAAGTTGCGCATCAGATAATTTTTCTAACTGCTCTACTTTCTCTACATTTATATTAATCATGGTTGCTTGTTCGGGAATGTGTAGACCGTGGAGCTTGCATAACGAATCAACAACATTCTTTTCTTCCGTCGAGTTGGCTGCTTTTGAATGAGCTTCTAAATACATGCCAGTTGCTGTGTTCTTATCGAACTTTACCTCTTCGCGCATTTCAT